TATTGGCGTCAAAGCCGCTCAAGTTCATGCTCATGGGTAATGTCTCCTTTACTTGACTGCCCATTGGTTGAAGGGGTTCCCGCCATCAAACGTGAATGGCAGGGGTTCGGTGATGTTGAAGCGATTCTTTGATACGTTGGACGCCTGCGGGTAGCAGATGATTTCGCGTTCCCCCGTGCTGATTGCACGCTTCTTGTCGCCATCGCCGCCACGAACGAATGTCTTGAGGCGAATGAATCCTACAAGATCCACATTGTCCGTGTAATGCGGTATGACTTTCTTGTGCAGCCGAACGGTGTATCGGCTGAACTGATCCATGTCAGGCAAGTCCATCGTCTCTGTATCGGCATGGCCGATGAACACGATGTTCATCTGACGCTCATAAGCCAAATCTCCGGCCCATTCGCGGATTGTGCGATGCCGTTCTGAAGCAGTGTTGTATCCTGCCCCATAGCCACCACCGGCCTGGTTTATTGATTTGGCCTTCGGATCAGCAGCCACAATTTCCGATTCAATCATTGTTGCGAGTTGCGTCACGCTGTCCAGAACCAATGTTTTGAAGTCGTGCTCTTGCGTGGCAAGGGCTTCGATGCCATCCAGAACGTCCTGACTGGTGCGAGCGATGGGGAATAGCGCAACACCGTCGTTGCCTTGCAGGGAGGACGTGCCGTCTTCCGTGCGGATGAACACCGGGTTCGGGAACATGGCAGCAAGAGTTGTTTTCCCCATCCCTCCCTCACCGAAGATGGTGCAGATGATGGGTCGCTGCCCTGTAGGCCGCTCCAGTTGTTTCAAGTCAATTGCCATTGTCGATAGCCTCCACTTTCACGCCGATTTTGCCTTTCTTGCTTTCAAAGGCATTGGCGATTTTACGCATGTATTTTGGTTCATTTGCAGCCAGCCATTTAAGTCCGGTTGCATCCGCTTCGATTTTGGTTTTGACGGGCCAGAACTCCATAGGGCACTCGCCGCGAACCTTTTCCCATTCCGACTCAATCAGTTTCCGCGAGACGGGTTGCGTCAGCGTAACCTTGTAGCCTTCAAGTTTGTGGGTAATGCTGCCTTCTTCTTTTGCATCAAGGGCGGCAGTCAGTTGTCCCTCGATACCGATGCGGCGCATACGCGCGGCATCTTCTTCCTGCTTGGCCGTGATCCAGTCACGGGCCAAGGAGTCAATGTTGCTCATCGCAACCTCCTGTTTACTTCCATCAACGCCTTGCAATAAACTTGAATACGTTGCATAAGTCAAGTGCGCTTTGCAACAAAAAACGGGGTTACGAAGAATGAAGACGAAGGATGCAATTGCTGTATTTGGTTCCCGCCGCAAGTTGGCCGATGCCTTGGGTGTGAGCACTCAGGCAATTTACCAATGGGGTGAGTTTGTGCCCAAGTTGCGGGCTTACGAGATACTTGAAATTGAACGCTCGCTCAATTCTCCTGTATCTTGCGATGAATGATTGAAGGTCTGCCCTTTCCGCCTTCGGGCTTGGAAGTCATGCGTTCAATGGGGTAGTCAGCACACACCATTTCAAGCAGGCCGTCTCGCTCGTATTTCTTCAGGTTCCCCAGCTTTGGAACAGAATCAATCAATTCCCGCATCGTCATGCCTGTTGGCCCTGCCTTCATTATGCACTCTCCAACCTTCTTGCGCAGGGCATCCGTGTCACCTTCAGCCAGGTTGTTTGACATGGTTTGGAGTGTCTGGCGTGCATAGTAGTCAACATAGTCGATTGCCCACTGCGCTGCTGCTTCGGTGATTTCCTTGTCGCCAAGGCTATGAGCGACAATCAATGACAAGCGCATGGCGATTTCTCGCGTTCTGTTGAGCATATCTCCTTGCACTGGCGGCAAGTCATCCTGCCATTCGTTCAGGCGCCTCTCGTAGTCGCGCAGCAATTCTCTTGCAGCCTTGCTGAATGGTATCAGGACTGGCATTGGTGGCATCTCGTGGCCATTATCCTGCTGGAGCATACCACCGCCTCCTCCTGTTGCCTTGGAGGATACTTTCACCCAATCCACAACGCTTTGCGGCGGATCAATCATTGCTGGTGTTCTGGACAGTTCCCGTGGTCTATGGCTTTCGACAATCAGGAATCGGTTCAGGAACCCGCTGGCCACATCCTTTCCGCCAATTGCTTCATAGAAAGTTTCCGGTGTCGTCATGCCGATTACAGTGATTGACGGGCACTTGATTTCAACATCAAGGGCTTTCTTCTGCCCTTCCGTCATTTGCAGTGTAGCATATCCAACGTTGCGCAGAGTTTTTGTTTGCCGTCCGAACGCTTCCATCATCATCGTGAGGGCGTCTTTCTTGTGTTGATTTCCTCTTGCGCCGGCACTGGACAGCATAGAGCCGAACTCGTCTATGACAGCGATGTGCGTCGGCTTGTCCTTCAAGGAACTGATGACACCCGGCGCTGAGGTATATCCATTCGGGCCGCGCAGATGGATTGCGTCTGCCGCTTCAAGGACTTCCTCCAGAACCGTATTGGCGTGTTCTTTGCCAGAGCCTGTCTTGCCTATGTTCAGGAAGAACAGGCCAGTCATGTTGCGGTTGTCCGTGATGAACCTTCTGCCCATCGCCACGGAGCCTATGGCAAGTGCGGTTTGCACGTCGAATTGTGGTTGACGCTTGATTGCCGTCTTGGCGCTGTATTCAACCACGTCTCCGAGGACGCCGGGAACAGTCAGAAGGTGTTTCGGAATGCCTTCGTCAACCTGCCTTTCCCTGATGGCTTCCCACACCTTTGCACCGTGGCGGGACATTTCCCTGTCTTCTTCGCTTGGGCCTTCCGGTATTTGGCTGATTTTCAGGATTTCCGCTGCGGCCTTCACGGCGTTTGTGACATTGCCCATGTGTTGATACTGGCAGAACAAGTCGAATGCGTCGAACGAATGTTCTGGGTCAAATGGGTCCGATGCATGGTGGCTGAAGGCGCGTCCATCGTCAAAGACAACAACACCAGGAAGGCCGCTCGTGCTGTTGGGTGACAGCCACCGGCTTCCGAATTGACGGTATCCAGCCGCTTCCAATGCCTCTCCTATGGGCACGGCTTCGTTATAGGCGCCAATCACGTTCTGACTTTGATTGCCCACCTTCCTGTTTTTCTTCGGGGGTGGCCGGAACTCTGGGGTTCGTCTCCAAGGGCATATGTCGGCAAGTTGGTGCCGGAACCTGTCCCAATCCCTCCAGATTGTCAGGAGTTGTTCCGGTATTGGCGGCAATCCGCCTTCAGGGGATGGGCCTGCCCACCGATATGGTGCTCCGGTATCGGGATGTATTGACGGCGGCAGCACATCCTGGACGGAGCCGGCGCGGAGTTCGAACACGACTTCGGTTTGACGTGGATCTCCTTCTACGGGCCAGCTTATCTTTCGGGTTGTGAGTTGAATGTCATCAGGTGCGCGGAACAGGACTTTTCCTCTGTCGGGGCGTCCCACGATTCGCGGTGCGCCATTGAGGATGGAGTCCAAATCAATGTTCATGGCCGCGCATATCAGGCGGGTGTGCTCCATGTTGTCAATATCGAACGCGACGGTTCCGCTCAGAGCGTGGAGAAGCCCGACATTGTGGGTTGGGTTGGCATCCCAATGCGAGATTGGTGCCGGCTTGGTTTGCCAGCCGAACGTGGTGGGGCGCTTACTGCCAGCCGGGATGGGAACGAGCGCCCATCCCATCTTGTCGTAGCCTGCGACTGCTTCCTGCATGGTGGTAGTAGTTATATTATTCATTCGGAGAGTAACCTTCCGTGCAAGGATTTTTCACTGCCCAATTGTTGAAGTCTCTTAGCACTTTCCTGAACCCATCCAAGTCACATGGTACGAACACATCGTGATGAACGCCGCCAGATATTACACTGTATCCGTCAATCCTCATTGTTTCAGCGTCCCCACTCACAATGAAAACGCCTATGTTTGTGTGCCTTGTCAGGCGTTCAAAGAATATTTTCTGCGCAAGTTTCAGCTTCCCTCCGCCAGACTTCCACTCGATGAACAAAAAGTTTCCATTCACCTCTACTGCTGCGTCAATGTCTGACATCGAGATTTTGCCATAGAAGCATTCGTGGAACATTTCAATTTTGGGGCGCTTCACTTTGTTGAAGCAACCTGATTTCTCACATTCCCACGTCATAGGGTTGTAGCCGTTCATTTTGTCACCACAAACCCAAATACAGAAAACTCAGCGATGAATGATTGAACATTCTGACCAAAGTATATTACGGCCTGCCCCTGCAACGGCGCTCCGCTTGGCTTTCCGTCAGGATCTAGAAACTTGATCCTGCTCTTTGGGAAGCAGATTGCGCTACAGACATTTGCCATAGTCTGAAACCAGACCGTTTCGGTTGCGTTGTTCACGAGAACGATTGCTTCGGAGCCTAACTGTGTTTCTTGCGCCATGCGTTCCGAAAACTGCCCAATGAGCGGCTGCGCGTAAGGTGGGTTCATCCAGATGCGCCCGATAGGCCATTCCTGTGTTAGCCCGTCATCCTCAGCAGTGAAGATTTTCGTCGCGCCGACTGTCTTGTTAGCAATCTCGGACGTGGCCGGGTCCAAGTCGATGCCGCCCATCACGCGGCGGGCTGCTGCAATGTATTCGGGCGGTGTGTACCATTCATTGTTTCCGCTATTGGCTGAGACATGGACGTGCTTCAGCGCGGCCTTGGTTGGCTCCTGTCCACTCTCAACCAGTTCATTCAGGGTGTTCTCGATGACTCCGGGATTGTCCCGCTCCAGGTTTCGGAGTTGCCGTGCTTCGTGGATCTCGTCGCGCCGAAGGCCGAGGTCCGATGCGGTGGCAGGGGAAAAGCTGTTTGGATCATCAACAGCTTTTGCCGCACCTCTCTGTCCATTGGATGCCACCTCCCCCCGCTCCTGCGCAGCATCGTACTCATCGGCTAGGCGCATCTTTGCTCTGGCCTCGATGAGCAGGGCGTCGGCCTGTGCGCGGTAGACAGCGCCGATGACTTCATCGTGGGCCTTCTTGGCCTTTGCCATTCGTCCTGCACTCTTGGCGGCGTCGTAGGCCACACGGGCAATGTCACGGGCTTCCAGAACCTCACCGCTGTCTCTAGCGGCAGCTAAGGCGTTCGCTGCTCTGTCGATTAGGGATGGCAGGGTATCATTCGCTTGCCGAACCGCGCTCAAATCGTTCATCAGGGTATCTCCATCTACTTCCGAACCCGCCCACCCTACGCCAAGGCCGCTTGGCAAGTCAAGCCGGGCATTAAGTTCGTGTATTAAGTTCGTGGGGACTTTGTTCGTTTTGGAATTTAATGAATAGGTAAG